TACCTAAGGTATCCTAGCAAATGGGAGACCATGGACGCCAACATCAAAAAATTGTTAGATTTAGGAGATAACATTTCCGTAGCACCTACTCCAGTTATACAGACTACTAACCTCAACAAATGCGTAGAGTTGTTTGAATACTTTGAGTCCTACAACAGAGAAGCTAAAAGAAGATTGATACGCATTCAGCCTATCAATCTAACTGGACCCGAACATCTAAATCTGCTGTATCTTCCTTCGGAGTTCAAGATGAAATGCTGGGAGAAGATTCAGCAATGGGTAGACACGAAATGTGAGTATCAACCTGATAGTTTTCACGAAATCATCAATGGCATAAAAGCAAAATGCAATACGCAGGTTGACGAGGCTGAGAGCAAACACCAACTGAGTAATTATAAGGAATTCAATTCTCTGTTTGATTCGCACAGAAAAGTAAAGCTTTCAGACATCAATCCTGAATTAGACATGGAAATTAACAAGATACTTGCATGATGTTCTCAAAGATACCTCACTTCGGTCTTAAGAGACAGACTGAGAACCTTAAGGCTGAGTTATTAGATGCTACCTATGAGGCTATGAAGGAGGGGCAGTTTGTTGAAGGTCCCTTCACTGAAAAGTTTGAACGCTGGCTTATAAAAAAAACTGGATGTGATTACGCAACAGTAGTCCATAGCGGAACGCAGGCACTTGAGTTCATTGCTAGAAGCATAGCAGAAGCGGTCCAGCGTGAAAAAAAGATCCTGATTCCTAATATAACCTATCCTGCAACACTCAATGCATTTTTGAACGCTGGCTGGGAAGTAGAGTTAGTGGACACTGATAAAAATGGTCTGCTACCGTTGTCACAAATAGAAGTTCCGGCTACTTCCTGTTATGTAGGACTCTATGGTGCCCCTGCTTCAGTGAGGCAATGGTCAGGAACGATAACAGATGGTGCTCAACATTGGTTAGTCGCTGATGGTAACATCGGTGAGGCCATGGCTATCAGTTTTGATCCTACAAAGAATCTACCTGCAACAGGTAACGGCGGCGCCGTCGTGACAAACAACTTATATATTCATGACTTCATAAAAAATTATAAAAATAACGGTAAAGGGAAAAGTTTTTTTACCACTGGTACTAACAGCAAGATGAGCGAGCTGGATTGCGCCCATCTGCTGGTGAGAGCAAACTACATAGATCAATGGCAAGAAAGACGCAAGCAGATCAGATTGTATTATATAGAGGCATTCAAGGATCTACCGATACGATGCCTGAGCGAAGGTTTTGATAAACATGCGGATCAGAAATTTGTGATATACACTGATCAACAGAAGAAGTTGCATTACGATTTGAACCATAATGGAATAGAAACAAAGATACATTATGATCAGCCGTTGAGCGAATTACCCATCGCAAAGGACCTAGTTAAACCAGACATGATGAGTGTAAGCACTATGTTATCTAGGGGCGTGTTGAGTCTTCCTATCTATCCAGAACTCACTGACAATGAAGTAGAATACATTGCAGATAAGGTAAAATTATTTTTTGCTAAATAAGAGTAGAATGTGGCTATTATCATTATTTCCGAGCTTTATGGCTCATTTGGTATTATCAGCAGGAATCATCATCCTGTTGTCATCATTCGTCGTGGGGTTAGTTCCCATTGTCAATGCATATAAAATACCGACATTACTGGTAGGCATCGTCATATCATCATATGGTTTTTGGCTAGAGGGAGGTCTCGCTTACAAGCAAAAAACGGACCTCCAAATAGCACAACTAGAGATACAGCTAGCGAAAGCCCAAGCAGATGCAGCGACTGCTAGTGCTAAAACAGAGACGGTGGTCACCCATGATATTCAAGTCATCCATGACAAGGGCGATGCTATCATCAAGTACATCCAAGGTCCTGATGTCATCAAGTACGACACCACCTGCATTATACCAAAAGAGATCGTGGCCGCACACAATGCTGCTGCGACACTGACTACGGTGCCTGCAAAATGAGGAAGATTCTTATCCTATGTTCGGTGTTGTTGAGCGGATGCGCCCATGTAGTCCCGGTATCCGCATCTTTTCCAACACCACCGGATGTGCTATTACAAGGATGTGATGATCTTGATATCCTACAGCCCGACCCTAAATTAAGTGATCTCATGACAGTGGTCGTTGAAAACTATACGAAATATCACACATGTAAAGAGAAGAATGCTGCATGGGCAGATTGGTATAATACGCAGAAATCTATATATGATTTCTCAATAAAAAAGTAGTTATAAATTGGCGCCCCGTTTGATAAATACTATATAAACGGAAGAGTGTTATATGTCAGCAACACAACAAATTATCAACATCGGAGCACTTCCAAATGATGGACAAGGTGATCCATTACGCATAGCCTTCGGGAAGATAAATAATAACTTCTCAAATCTTTTTGCTACATTTACTAATACCAGTACTTCCTACACTAATGGTAATGCACCGGGACAAATAATCTTCCAAGCACCTGCAAACGAATTTACCCAAGCTGTTTTTTATATCCAATCTTCCGATACGATAAACAATGATAGCCAGTCTTTGTCTATCCTATCACAACTTAACACCCAGCAGACACTTGTAAACTTTACTGCTACTGGCTTTACTTATTTTGGTAACTGCCTGGCAACTTTTGATATGGCTGTAGTAGGTGGAAACGTCGTTATTCTATGTAATCCGTTAGTAAGCGACACTATACTACACTTCATTGGATCACAGATCATGTATGTAGGTGAAATGGTCGAAGGACAAGAACTAGCATTAGATGGCTATGCGAACTCAGTAATGGCTACAGAAAATAATAACAACATCACCACAGAAACGTAAAATGAGAGCAAGGGAATTTATCACAGAAGTCGCTATGGGACATACCGGCAGCATACAACAAGATGTTGCCTTAGCCCTACCTGGCGCATGGAAAATTCCTGCACTTGCTAATCAAGATCCTTATCTACAATATCGTTTTGGTATGGCGATTGCCGGCGCCAAAGGTGCTAAGATGAGGCATCAAGACGGTGTTCCCAAATTTGAACCAGATAATGTGTTCGGTGAAAACGAGATCGTCGTGAGTTATGATCCGGCTACAGGCGAATACATCCGGGACGCATTGACAGCAATGGGTTTACCTCCCGGTGATGCTATACAGATTGCGACTATGGCAAGCGTAGAGACTCCGGATGTAGACAAATCAAGTCCAGTAAGGGCATTCAAGGGTTATCCACGATGAGAGCCCATGAGTTCATCTTTGAGACATTTGAGCGGGGTAAAAAACACCCTGATGATTCCTTCACCAATGCCCATCCAGGTACTATCGGTCCTTCTGGTAGAGAAGAGATGTATGTGAGTAGATATTATGACTTCTATAGGATAAGTAATCTCACTGGACTATCACCTGAAGACCTAAAGAAGACTGATCTGATGTCGTATCTAGGAAATCTTCCTATGTATTCTGCATATACTGATGCAGAATACGATAAGTTAAAGAATGTATTGACTGCATTAGGTCTACCCCATAAGGATTATATTCCAAGGGGCAGTAAAGAAGTTGACGATGTTCATAAGACTAGTCCGGTAAAAGCCTTTAAAGGATACAAGAAGTAGTATGTGCGTAATCATTGCCAAATATTTTGAGAAACAAGGGTGGGTCGGCGTAAAGAACCGAGATAGAAATTATGTGCCTGAGATCACCTTCAAGGCAATTGAACATGATGGTTTAGAAAGATTACTGTTTGAAGATAAGGTCACTGGTTATAAAGAAGGACTCAATAGTCACGGAGTATCTATCCTAAGTGCAAGTCTCATGGTTCAAGATGATGAGAAAGAACTGTCAACAAAGAATTCAAAAAGGAAGAGTCCTGATGGCATCAAGATATCAGACGCCTTGAAGGAAGACACTGCGATGCTCGCTGTTAAAAGAGCGATACATAATGAATTGACTGGAAATAGCATCATCTACGATAGGGATAATCTATTCTTGCTAGAAGGTTGCAAAAAAGATGATGTATATCATCGTGTCTGCAAGAAAATAGGACGAGATCAAGTCGTTGCTAGAACTAACCATGGTGTTTGGTTACCTTGGGCAGGATACCAACGCACACCGGATGATGATGCACAGACACTCAGCAGGATCAGCAGTGAATCAAGGCGCCTGCAAGCACAGAATGTCGTAGAGAATGCAGAAGATCCGATGGAAATGGTAGATGGCATGTGTCAGGTCTACCTTGATAATCCGCAACTTAATATCATGCGTACAAGCACAGAACGCAAGAAGATGCGAACGACTGCCCAAGAGATGATCATTCCAAGCGAGAGAACATTGTATTGTCGTCCAATCTCAAGTCATATTGAGTTTGACTTCTGGAATCTCAATAAACCAGACAGAAATTGCTGGGTAGAGATCCTTAGTAATCGTGCATTATGGCAAGATACTAAAGGTGATCCGCCCTTTGGTTCTAATGGCATGAAGCACAGTACTTGATAAATACACTATAAGGAAATTGACATGAGAGCTTGGGAATTCTTGACTGAGGATGATTTAGGGGCACAACCTAAACAATTTCCTGATGGGCAACTAGATGCAATACCAGGACCTATCAGTATGCCTGATATCAGCATGAATAAAGCTAATGGTAGTGCCTATGCTCAGTGGAGATTCAGTGTCGCTATGGCTGGGGCTCCTGACTATCCTACTCCTCCGGTAGGTCCAATGGCGGGCGATCCCTTGCTGTCTACCTATACTGATGTAGAACTTCAAATTGTCAATGCTGCTGCTAAGATGGTTGGTGCGGGCAGGATTACAAAATTAGCCAGCAATAGAAGCACTGAACTCTCTAATACTCAAAAAGTGAGTCCTTTAAAAGGATTTAAAGGCTACAAGAAAAAATAATTTAACGATAAGTAAGTCATATAAATATTTGCATGACAACACTCGTAGATATCAACCAAACCTTAGACCTCATTAAGCTAAAATTTTATAATGAATGGATTTACACCGAGCATATCAAATCTGAAGGTGATAGTCAATTCCATCAGCAGTTGACCAAACAGATGATAGAAACTTATGTCGATCCCATCAATCTTCCTAAAGATGCACACATCCTTGATCTTGGTTGCGGTCCCGGATACTTTCTAGATGGTATGAAGGAACGCGGGTATACGAATGTTACTGGGGTGACATTAAGTCCCGAAGATAAAGAAGTCTGCGAGGGCAACGGGCATAGGATCAAGAGTTATGATCTATCATTCCTTCCTCAGAAAGACGGATACTATGATGAATCAGTAGACTTCATCTTCCTGCGTCACGCACTTGAACATTCTCCTTATCCTATGTTCTCGTTGATGGAATACAATCGTATCCTGAAGCAAGGTGCAAAAATTTACATTGAAGTGCCGGCTCCGGATTGCGACCGCCCGCATGAATTCAATCTCAATCACTATAGTATTTTTGGTGCTACACAGTTAGGTGCATTGATTGTTCGTGCTGGATTCAACATTGATACGTTTAATGATATCGTGTTT